GCTGCTCTTTTCCTCGATCCCGGGATGGGTAAAACGTCCATCACGTTGTGCGCCATAAAAAAACTTCTGGATGCCGGGGAAATTAGCAAGGTGCTGCTTATAGCACCTCTTCGAGTGTGTCATTCTGTGTGGCCTCCCGAGATTGCTCTGTGGAAGCCTTTTAGGGACATTAAAGCGGTGGTCATGCACGGTAAAAATAAACGCGCCGCCTTGAACGCAGAGGCCGATATTTACATAATTAACCCGGCGGGTCTTAAATGGCTGTTGGGGTTTAATAAAGAGGATGGGACTATCGATTTGGAGGAGTGGGCGTTGTTTAATTTTGATATGCTTGTTGTTGACGAGTTGTCTATGTTTAAAGACACGGGCTCTAAGCGATTCAAGATGATGAAACCCATTCTAAAAACATTCGGCTGGCGGTGGGGGTTGACGGGTTCTCCCGCAGCCAATGGTTTGGAGGGTCTTTTCGGTCAATGCTACATGTTGGATGAAGGGAAAACTTTCGGACGTTTTATCACCCATTTTCGCCGAAAGTATTTCACTTCTGATTTCATGGGGCGCAAGTGGACTCCCTCGGCGTCCTCTACGGCGGCACTCTATAAAAAAATAGCCCCTCTTTGTCTTCGTCAAGATAATTCCTTGGTGGACATGCCCAAAGAGATAAAAAACACAATGATTGTTGAGCTGCCCGCAGCGGCTCGGCAGGTGTACACGGAGGTCGAGCGTGATCTTATTTCTTTATTAAATACGGGGAAAGTGACCGCAGTGAACGCTGCGGCACTTAGTAGTAAATGCAGGCAACTAGCCGCTGGTGCTGTGTATCTTGATGAAGATATTTTGGAGCTTGAGAGGTTGCCTACGAAGAACCGGTCATGGGAGGAGGTTCATAGTGAAAAGGTGTCTGCTCTGGGCGAGTTGATCTCTGAGCAACAAGGCGCTCCCTTGTTAGTCGCCTATGATTTTCACCATGATCTTGACCGTTTAAAAAATAGCTTTGGGGGTCTTTCAGGGGTTTCCTATGAGGGTTCTTTCCCCTATATCGCGGGGGGTGTTTCCATCGGCCGGGGAAATGATTTGGCAGACGCTTGGAATAGAAACCTTTTGCCGGTTTTGTTTGCGCAACCTCGCTCGATTGCTTTCGGCCTTAATTTGCAAGGGTCAGCGGGAAGTATCGTGTGGTTTACTCCCATTTATGACTATGAACTTTATACACAATTCAACTTTCGGGTGTGTCGTCCTGGCAACCATGCGGAGCACACTATTATCCACCACATTATTGCTAAAGACACCGTGGACGAGGTGGTTATGGCCTCTTTGCAGAATAAAGGAGTCGTGCAAAATTCGTTTTTCAGTGCTTTAAAAAATTTCGCCTCTTATAGGAATGAACAGGTGATCTCTAATGCTGGATAGGTTGGCGAGTCTGGGGTCTTTGAAGCTGGAGTCTTCAGGGCTTACGGTTGAAGATGGTGCGCTATTAAAAATTGATTTTATAGGTTCGGAAGAGGTGGTAAAGCTAAGCCCTTCTTTTAGAAAGTTATGCGCCCTCAAGATAAATTATTTTGACGAACACGCCAAGCCTCTTTCTGATTGGCCAAAAGGCGCGCCCTTTTTCCGTCTTCGATACCTGGAAAGTTCTCAAAATGAAGCCTCTAAAAACAAAGTTCGCTATAGTCAAATGCCCAACACGGCACCCGTGGCATATTACCCCACCAACTTTACGGGTTGGTCTGCGCTGTGTGTCGATGTGGACAAGCCCCTTATTATAACAGAGGGTGAGCTTAAAGCAGCCAAAGCGTGCAAAGAAGGGTTCCCCACACTGGGTTTGGGGGGCGTGTGGAACTGGCGAGCAAACAAGCTGGGTGTTACATGGTTATCATCCTTGGAATGCGTGGTTTGGCTGCGAAGAAACGTGTATATATGCTTTGACTCCGACTACAAAACGAATCCCCAGGTATGCAAAGCATTAAAAGCGCTGGCTGATGAGCTCTCGGGTAGGGGAAGTTTTGTTCATATCGTCGTTTTACCCAATCTTCCCGGTATTGATAAAGTCGGCTTGGATGATTTTTTGGTTCGTTCTTCGCCTTGTGCGGGGCAACGTTTTCGAGAATTGTTGTCGTCTGCGGAGCCGGTGGGATTGACCGATGTTTTGTGGGACTTTAACTCTCGCTATGTCTATGTACGCAACCCGGGGCTAATTGTCCCGTTGGATGATTTGGAGTATAAAGTATCGCCCCAGGCCTTTAAGGAGCACTTAGAATCGACTACGCAATATAGAGAAAGTCAGATAAAGCCCGATGGCAGTACCGTGTACAAGTCCGTATCGGCCGCCTCTGCGTGGTTGAAGTGGCCTCTTAGACTAGAGGTACCTAGGATAACCTATGACCCAGGGGAGGGCTTGTTTAGCGGCAAGGATAGAGCCTTAAATGTTTGGCCTGGGTGGGGGGTCGAGCCTAAGAAAGGATCTATCAAAATGTGGGACGCGCTAATGGACTACATATTCGCAAAAACCCCCCCCGAGGATAGGCGTTGGTTTTTGCAATGGTGCGCATACCCTTTGCAGTTCCCGGGCACTAAGATGTTCACGTCGGTCGTAATTCATGGGATAGGGCAGGGCACCGGTAAAACATTGGTTGGAGATACGTTGGGCTATATCTATGGGAAAAACAGCTCGGCGATCACTCAGAAAATGTTGCGCAGCGATTTCAACGCATGGGCGCAGTCTAAACAATTTGTGCGCGGTGATGAAATAACCGGCTCAAATAATAGGACTTACGCTGCCGATTTAAAGCAGATGATAACGCAAAAAGAAATAAGCATTAATGTGAAACAAGTGTCGGCTTTCTACATGCCCGATAGGGTGAACTACATGTTTAATTCACAAAATTCAGATTCGCTTTTCTTAGAAGATGACGACAGGCGGTTTTTTGTCCACGAAGTGGTGGGCGGTGCTTTGTCGGACGCTTTCTTTACAGATTATTTTAAATGGTTGGGGGCGTCTGGCGCTGCGCATCTTTTCCACTATTTATTGAATGTCGATGTGAAAGACTTTAACCCCGCCTCGCGGGCGCTTAAAACAGATGCGAAGCGCCGTATGATATGCGAGGGAAGGTCTGATCTTGCGTCATGGGTTCGGCAGCTACAAGAGACGCCCGATCATGTTCTCCAATTTCAAGGGGTTCTAGCCACTAGAGATTTGTTCACCAGTAAAGAACTTTTACACATGTACGACCCGATGGGTAAAACCAGCATTACGGCAAATGGGGTGGGTAGAGAGCTTGCTCGTGCCGGTATACGTCACGTTTATAAGGGAGGTCCCGTACGAAGCCCCGATGGTGGGCAGTCTAGGTACTATGCAATTAGGCGCTGTTCTGAATGGGACGAACGCCCTTTAAAAGACCTATGCGCGCATCTAGTCACCCATGCCGACGTGTTTAAAGACGAGGGGTTTAAGTAAAACCATTGTGTGTACTTATGAAAGTAGCTGTTAAAGAGGCGTGCCCCTTTTGCATTCTTGGTCTGCCTTTAAGCGCAACGGCAAAGGAGATAAAGCAAAGGCACCAGGCGCTTGCTGTTGAATATACCGCGTCGTCTACAGAACTTTCCAGGTTTTCCACGGCTCGTAGGTTGGCGCTAGAACAGGTTAAGAAGTTGAAAAGGGTTCGGTATTCTACTGCGTGTTATTATTGTTTTGGGTCGGGTCGAGTTTCTTCTATTGACATGTGCGGAGATTCTGGCTTTGAAGAATGTCCTCGTTGCTATGGTTCCGGTCGCCTCTCTGTGAGTAAATTATGAAACACAACCTGCGTCTATTTATTATAGCATTTGTTGTCCTCAGTGTTATTGCTCTTTTTTTGAAGGTGTCGGACTATTCCCATGATATTTATATTGAGAAACAGAAGATTGATTATTGTCGCAATGTGGAGCATTTTGTTTATGATATGCAGCATAAAAGAGATTCTATACGGGGTCATCCGCCGTACAGAGGGAGGTGTCTTATGGCCTCTGTGTAGTGTTCCCACTAATCTATCCTTTATAACCAGGAGAAACACACAATGAAATTGTATAGAGCCGATGAGATAGAAAAGATAAAGGTCGCTCAGACCTTTAGCCGTATGTTTTATGAATATATGCTTAATTTGCATAGAGAGCATCCCTTCAACCCAAAAAATAATGAGACGTATACTTTTCGCGATACTATTTATGCTTTTGGGGATGTTCTTGGTATGCGTGTTTCCGAGCGTGTTTCCGAGTTTCTGGTAGCTTCGTATGAGGAGGAGTTTGAGTGCTCGGCGGGGGTTGCGCGTCCCAAGAAGCCAAAGTATGTAGTTACGGAGGAGGTCGTTCCGAAAAAAGTTATGGCCGCGAAGACGAAAGAGGCTGTTTAAAAGGCTTCGTAATAAAAACCGTCGTGCGTATGGCCGCTTATTTGGGTGGTCATATGCCGACCATCCTATGGAGGTTGTTTGCAATGATTGAAAATTCTATGGCTAATGATGAGTGTTGGTATCTATCGGAAAGGCCCCTCGACGGCGTCCTAGAGGACAACGAGGAGGAAGGGACGGAAGAGGAGGAAGGGGAGGGTCAAATAGTATTCGTCTGGGTGTGAGCGGAGGGGAGGCCGCTTGTTTAGACCCTGCGAATTGGTAGATATAAAAGACCGCTACTCTAATGAGGATTTTCTAATGGATATAAATGAAGAAATAAACCTTAACTACATGTTCGAGGAGGTTCGGAAGGCTGCGAAAGACGTTATTTTGCTTACTGCGGAGGTTGCTGCTGCCGAAGAACTATTTTCATCCGTAGAGACCTCTTTTCATAAAGATAACGCTGTGGAATGTATGGAGGTGGTGGGGCTGTTTTCCACCACACTGAAGAAACTGTGGGATGTCTGCGCCGGACCCCTTCCGCCATTGACAGAGCCGTTGACGCGTTATAGCCGCTTAAAAAATTCGATGGAGGAAATTTTAACCGATTCCTCTAATGCCCTTAGTGACCGTGAGGCTGCGTTGGCTATTATTGCAGACAATCGCGCTAAAAAGAAGGAGACCCTTGCGCAAAAAAGAAGGTTTTTTGCACGTTCGCTGCCCACGTTTGTAAGAGAGCAGACGCTTCTTTTTGCGTATCTTGCGAGCCAGGGGGTTGATCACCCCTTTGTCGAGGCTGACGAGCGCAATGACGCTTGTGGGTGTGTCGATGACGATGACGATGACGGTACACTTACGGAGGAGGAAGAGGGCGGATATTAGGTGATAAATCCCCTAGGCGCTGGTCATTTTTTCTTCTTTGCTTTTTTCTTGGCTTTCTTAGCTACGGAATAGGCAATGGCAATGGCCTGTTTCTGGGGACGTCCTGCGCGCACTTCTTTGGCTATGTTTTTGCTTATTGCGCCCTTGCCGTACCCTTTTTTTAGTGGCATGTTTTTCTCTTTAATAGGATGGTTTATTGTGCGAAAACCCAGTGATATTGTATTTGCAACCTATTGTATAGGATTGGGCGGTCTTTGCAAAGGGGGACGAGGTCGAGCTTGCCGAGTATGCGAGGATAAAAAGTAAACTACGTCTTTAACCAACTATAGGAGGAAATGTATGATTTTCACATTGCTAGCTAGTCTATTGGGCTTTGCGTCGAGCTTTCTACCAAAGCTCTTGGACGTTTGGGAGCGAAATAAAGAGTCCAAAAGTGATAGAGCACACGAGCTTGCCATCATGGATCGGCAGATGGGGCAGATTGCTCGGGGGCATACCCAGCGGCTAGAAGAGATTGCGGTGCAGGGTCGTGTTGATAATAGCCTTGCGCTTTATAAACATGATTCGTCACTCAAGGGTTCTTTGTGGGTTGAGAACCTTCGCGCCAGTGTGCGCCCCGTCATAACCTATGCCTTTTTTGTGTTGTTCGCGGCCATTAAAGTATATCCGGGGATGTGGTTGACGTGGGATGCTAATACGCAGGTATTGTTTGCTGCTGTTGTAAGTTTTTGGTTTGGGGATCGGGCTGTTTCAAAAATGAGGTGAGATATGGACGAAAAATACGAAAGAGCCTATAACGACCGCGAATGGGACCGCCAGCTGGCGGATGCTTGTTCGTACATGGAGTGTATTAGGCGTGAAAAAGAAATAGAAGAAGAAGAACGCGCAGCGATGCGAGCCAAAGGAGAAACTCGATTTAGCAGAATGCAGCACGAGTTTGATACGGTGTCCGAGCGGCTGATAGACCTTCAAACGTTTATAGCAAGAAACTCGGACGGGGGGTGTTCTGAGCTTCAGAATGGGGATGGTTTTTTACTAATGAGTCAGCTAGACGCCATGGCGCTGTACCGCAATATTTTGGGCGAGCGTATACGCATTTTTGAGACTGAAAACGGCGGTTAACTACATTTTATGAGGAGGTGTTCTTATGTCATTCGGATATACGTTAAATAAATTCAGAAAAATTGGAAAGAAAAAATACGATGAGTGGACGAAATCTTTTAACCATAATGTTTTGCAAAAACAGGAGTTATAAAATAATGATAAGTTGTATGACAGGGTATAAAGCCGTATGGGTGGATTGTGAGGTTGATTTGCCCCCTAATGACGAGTGGGTGCTGGGCTATTATTGCGTCGGCAACCATGGGGCTGCCGTAGACAAGCCCCCCTTGGTAAATAGAGTAAACTTCAAGGTGGTGAAGTTTATTAGAGGACGTACGCGTCAAGACGTGGAAAAGGGCACGCTAGAACATGACCTCTCCACGGGTGAAGCCTATGTCTTAGAGCCAGGAACAGAACGGGAGCAAGACGAGGTGGGTAACAATTTTAAACCGTACGGGTGGTCTACGTTCGGTCGCGCTTATTATTGTGGACAGGAGATAAGTCATTGGACGGCGCTCCCCTCAAACAAACCGTGACACTCGCCACTTTGAAACTGAAAACCCCTGGCTAATTTGATGAGGAGGTGTTTGATGAAAGACGCGATACCCGTAATACTTTTTTTGATATTTATGATACTTAAGTTGACGGAACATATCGACTGGTCATGGTGGTGGATAACTGCCCCCTTGTGGGGTATGTGTGTGGTTTGTATTCTTTGTTTGTTGGTTGTTGTCTACTTTCAAAAATGAGCCCTCAACAATGTGTTGGAGATTGTAAAATGAATAAAGACGTAGATTTTTTAGTTGATAATTTAATCAAGGATATGAAAACGGTGCCGAACAAGTTTAAGTGCAATAAATATGATCTTTACGATAGGGGGAATAGCTATAGATACAATACAGTTGTAGATGTGGGTTTGTCCGAACCAGTGGGGATTATTTTCAATAGATACAATAGGAAAAGATTCACCAACGCTGTTATTGAATTGGTTGTGGCGAAAAGCAGGCCGTGACCTTGTTGTGGAGGTACAAATGGACAATGATGAGAGGCGCTTAGCCTCAATAAAAAAAATAACAGCTTTGAAAGCCATTGAGGGCGCAGACAGAATAGAATGTGCTACTATTGATGGTGGCTGGGAAGTGGTGGTAAAGAAAGGTGAGTTTAAAGTAGGCGAACAATGTCTTTATATAGAGATAGATGCTTGGGTGCCGCATGAGCTAGCCCCGTTCTTGAGTAAAGGAAAAGAGCCCCGCGAGTTTAGAAGGGTACGGGGTGAACGTCTCCGGACTATTAAATTAAAAGGACAGCTAAGCCAGGGTTTGGTTTTTACCGTAGAGGTGTGCGTGAAAATGGCCGCCTATTATGACGATTATGTAGATTATTACGATTCCTTAGAAGCCTTATTAGATGATTTGGATTTTCACGGTATATCTTTAGATGAAAAATTTGGAATACAAAAATGGGAAATGCCAACATCCTCTAGGTTGCGTGGGCAAGTAAAAGGCGCGTTCCCTTCGACCATACCGAAAACAGATCAAGAGCGTGTGCAAAATTTGGATGGTGAGATAGACTGGGATGATGAGTATCAGATAAGTATTAAATTAGACGGAACCAGCATGACCATGTGGCTTGATGAAAACGGGTGGCATGTATGCTCAAGGAACTTAGAACTTAAACTGGAGCAAGAGGGAAATTATTTAGTAGATGAATGTAATAGAAGAATAGGATTTTTGAGGGGAGGGTTGGGAGATGATGCTTCGTTAAAGCCATTAATGGGCTTAGCATTTCAGGGAGAGCTGGTTGGAGAAGGTATTCAAGGTAATAGAGAAAATTTACATGGCCATACTTTTTATGTTTTTGACGTCTGGAATATTAACGATCAATTCTATTTAAATACTATTGATGTGAAGCAGTTATTTTATCGATGGGATTTTATTCATGTACCTATTTTAAAAATCAATACAAAACTTTCAAGAATAGGCGTTAATTCAATTGAAACTGCGTTAAAATTTGCAGACGGTGGATCATTACTTAACGATGTTCGGGAGGGCGTTGTGTTCAAAAGAACCCATGGCGATAGATTTACATTCAAAGCGATTAGCAATGAATTTTTAATGAAAACAAAATAAAGGGGTAATTAATATGAATTACGATAAAACCTATGAGGAGGTGGAATGAATACTGGACTACATAATCAAATTTTTACTTGCGCTGATCTTGATGATTCTGAGGATGTTTATTATAACGAAAGCAATACGGAAGAGATGGGCTGCTACGACCACATTATCCTTCTAGTTGACGTGGGGAAATATAAAAAAGGAACCCGGTTTTGTCGAGCCGATATTTATTATTTTACCTCTGAACTTCTATTATATGATGTGGATTGTAAAACCAACGAATACATAATGAGGGGTCGTTACAAGTTAAAGCTAGGCGTGAGCGAAGAGGATTTGTCATGATTTTTGAATTTGGGAAATACAAAGGAAAGTCCGTGGGGTGGGTGGCTCAAAATGATTTGGCTTACGGGTACTGGGTACGGGATTGTTTATACAAAGACCACCCTTTCCTGGTGGCAGCTTTGATGGAAGCCCTTGTTTTATTCGAGAAGGATGAGGAGGGATTAAATCATGAGTGATGAATACGAAAAATACTTACAATGTTTAGAGAAAATATCAAATCTCTGGGTCAGCTTGGAGGACACTATCACAAAATCTGTATCAGAGGTTTGTAGTGATGTGGATTCCCCGTGGTTTCAAGTGGGTAAGGTTCTTTTGAAGGAGAGTTTTGAAGCGTTTAAGACGGACGCTATCCAGCGCTTGAATGTTGAAGTATTCGAGGCGGCGCGCCCATGCGGCAAATAACCGCGCAAGGACTAGCCCTAATCAAGCGTTTTGAGGGCTTTAGTCCAACGATATACGTATGTCCCGGAGGCCGCGACACCATCGGCTACGGGCACTTGGTGCGGTCTCACGAGCGCTCTCGGTATCAAGCAATAAGTAAAAATGCGGGGCTATCCCACCGAGAGGGTTCGGTGCTTCTACGTGATGATGTGGGAAGCGCTGAAAAGGCTGTTTTGCGCTTGATTAACGTTCCCCTCAGTGAGGGACAGTTCGATGCGCTGGTGGGCTTCACGTTTAACCTTGGCGCAGGTAGCTTACAGTCCTCGACGCTGCGGCGTGTTATCAATCGTGGCGACTATGCGGCAGCCCCCGAACAGTTACGGCGCTGGGTGTGGGCGCGTGGTGTTCGGCTACGTGGCCTGGTTCTACGTCGGGAAGCAGAGATTTTATTGTTTTGCCAACTCGACGCCCCTCTGGAGGCGTGCAAAAATGACCATTACCCTCTCAACAGATAAGAAATACTGGGTTGATGAGAACAATAATCGCTGGTGTGTTGAAATACACAGTGAAAAAAAAGCCGAAACGTATTCTGAGTCGTTGTTTGCGAGCACGCCATGCTGGGCTTGCAAGGATTGCGTGAATTGCCAGGATTGTAGATGTTGTACGGGGTGTATTAGCTGCTTTGGGTGCACGGCGTGCGTGGGATGCGTCAATTTTTGCTCCGACTGTTGTCGTTGCTGGAATTGCGACGATTGCGACGATTGCTACGAGTGCAAGGACTGTACGAATTGCGCGGATTGTACGGGTTGCCGTGGTTTAGAGCAGTACTCGGATTGCAACTATCGAGAGGAGGATTAGGATGAAAAAAAAGATACATGTAGTTTGTAATGCACTCAGCGGAAATATTTATTGCGGTCATTTTTTAAAGCAAGACCCCAGGACGCCTAATGTGAGCGTTTTATCGACTACGGCAACCGAAGTGACTGAAGAGGCGGTGTTCGCTGTGGCAGAGCACGCTGTGTTGTTCAAAGAACAAACAGACCGTAATATTGTTTTGTCAATAAATGGAAAACATAAATATAAAATAATCGTTGAAGAGCTATAGCATGAGTAAAAGACTAAAAAAATGCCCGTGCGGACAAGTGCCCGAAGACTTGACATTGTGCAGCGGTGCCTGTACGTCCTGGGGTTATGCCGCAGGTAATTGTTGTAACGAGTGGTCTATAGAATTTAGATTGGGCACCGCTCGCATAGACTCCCCCGAGGCGTCAGCGTTGGCGCGTGCGGCTTGGGATCAAGCACCTAGGAGGCGCTCCGTACTTGACTTTCTAAGAGGGTTGTGTTAAGGTGACTGTGAGCGTTTGTGCTTTAACCTCGGCGGGTTGATAGGTCAGCCGACCGCAGCACAAAAGGGCACTGTGAAGCGGGGCTTGCGCCAGCACCTCTCGCGAACACCGCTGTTAGCTTTGCCACTAACTCAATTGTTGAGCTATGCGCAGTGCCCAGCGCTCACTACGCTAAGTTAAACATATGGCGTTTTCTTTAACTTAGGCATGCGGCAGAATAAAAGAAAACGACATGTCTTTACTTCGTGCGGCCGCATAACAAAAAGGATTAGATTATGAAAAGTAATGATTTAAAAAATATGGAGGTTAAAATAAAGGGTGCGCGACATGAAATCATAGACTTTGTTTGTGGTTTGGATGATAGCATTGATAGACGCTGGCGAGATATAGCAATTCTTCGTATAGAGGAAGCATTTTTGGCACTTGAACACGCCACCACTTATGTTATTTGTGAAGAAAATTAAGACGGTTGGTCGAAGCCCCTTTTATGCTACTGCTTGCGTGTGGCTTAACCGCCTAGGTTGCCGGTGCACCGGATAAGCCCGTTCGACTCGGGTGAACGTAGAGTAGTAGCACCTATTCCTCATTAAACCCTATCAAAAACGCAAACGAAAACGCACAAAACAGCACGGCATCACCTACTTCCTCATTCGCCAAGCTCAAGAACAGCAGACTGGCGGCTGTTTGGTTTATCAACGCCAGCATCCGCACAACACGGAGCGTCCGGGAGTCAATATCACAAAATCTAGCACGACTTGCAAGGCTTCCTATTTGTTTTCCTACAAAGTAGACGCCCCATACCGTGAAAACGTCCTTGGTCGTGGGTACATTAAACACGCTACACGGCGCCGGAGTCTCGGTTGTGCTAGACGAGGCTATGTCATTATACCAGCAAAATGTATTACAATCGTCACATATTCGTTCTGATTCTGGTGTGTTCATTTTATAGGAGTTACAGGATGAATAAAAAACTAAAATAGTGGACTATATCACAAGTAATGAGGGCTGCACTACGCATGCCATTCTCAAAAACATTGAGGGTGTAACAGAGAAAGACCTATTTGAAATGGAAGACCGGTCTGAGGAGTGCTCTGTTGATTGCGCACCTAATTGCGTATACAGCGGAGAATTGATTCGTATAGAAAACTCAAATTTAGGTGCCGTCTGGTATAGTGGTGGTTATTGATGGATAAAAAAGAACGTAAAGAGCATGAAATTTTCGACTACGTTGTGCGTAATAATGGGTGTACCACATCGGATATTTTCCAAAACGTCATGCACATAACAGAGAATGACATACTAGAAATGGAAGAGACGTACGGTGGTCGCAAACGAGACTGTTATGAAGAGGAGTCTATCTATATGGTCAAACGTGATGAATACCCTACCCGCTGGCGTGCGTGCACTTAAAAATGCTGCCGTATAGGTTCATTGCTTTAACTCCCTCTCTTCTCTATCCCGCTCAAATTCAATCATGCAAAGTCGGTAGCTGTTCTCGCTCTCGCTTTTCATATCACAAATAACACGCTCCAAACTGCGCATCTCTGTTTCTATTATGTCTATCTCAACAGCGATGAATCGTCTATCAATTTCTGGCCGCAACGGTACAAAGTGCATGATGGCGACCGTAACCGTCGCTATGCCAATTCCGCTACTAATCCATGCAGCTACCGAACGAATGTCCATGTCATTTAGCTATCTTCAATAAATTCACCGGTTTTAAACAGTATCAACTGGGCGCTCACAAGCGCATCTTCCCCCACCGTGCTGGGTTGTGTTTTTAGCTTTAAATCGAACTGCCCACCGGTTTCACTTGCACAATAATGCTTATACGTGTACTCGATGGGTAGATAATCAGTGACGAGTTTCAAAACCTGTGGGGAGTTGGACGTTGTGTACAAATCGTCCACCTTCAAAAAGAACGTGGCAGAGGAAGTGATCACGGTGGGTACAAACGTCCATGTGTCACCGTCGTCCCTACTAAAATAAGAATAAGCGCTGGCGTTTAGCGCCAAGTAAATATGACCATTGCTCGGGATGTATTGAATGGCCTGCCCTCCGGAACCTCCCGGCACCGTAGGCAATGATGCGACGTTCAATTGCACCCAGGTATCACCTGCGTCTTCCGTTTTATACACCTGTACTATAGTAAACGAAATGCCGTACCCCGTCGCGTACGCTATCGCGCCCTCTCCACTGATTGATCGAAAGTCTACGGTGGTGGGCGATAATATCCTCGCCCAACCCACCCCAGGATCGGTTGATCTATAGATACCGTCTTGTGAGTTATCTCCAGAGGCTACCGCAAAAATATAGCCGCCTATTTTTTCAATGTCATCGAAACGTATTAGGGAACCGTCACCGACGATACCAAAATTAACGGCCACCCAGGGTGTCCCTATTGTCGTGTTCCACGGTCGTCGATATATTCCACCAGTGTTTGTGCCGACGTAGATATAGCCACCGTCCTCATCGATTAGCATGCCCTTTATGAACAGCGCGGGCAAGCCGACACCATCGGGAGTCCAAGTCCCACCCCCGGCGTATCGAAAGACCTCTCCGGTTTGCGTGCCTGCCACAATCTGATTATCCGTCGTTATTTTAAGCGCGCGAATAGGCTCGGTCAAACCGCCGGTAATATCTGTCCAACTCACACCCCCGTCATCGCTTGTGTAGATGAATGGCGCTACGCCGGAATCCACTGTAACATACATGACATCATTGCTATCTACAACAATCAAATTAGCATTCACGGCGGGATATGTGCCTGTAAACTCCGTCCATATAGCGTCGTCGCCTAACCCTGTGGCGAATATTCGTACAGGCATATTTCTAGTACCCCCGTCGTCGGGAGAAGCTAAAGTTTTTGCTGTTCGCGTGGCATACTTGTCTTTGACGTTGTTATTATAGCGCGATGCTCGCCAATAAACTTCCTGAGCACCGGCGGATCGGAAAAGGTTAAAAATCACTTCGCCCGTAAAAAGACCTTTTTCGTTTATGTAAAATTTACCATCCGCAAGAATATTGGCGGGGTCGGCGGTCGTGTTCTGATCCACACCAAAAGTTATTACTTTTAGCTCGTTTAGAGCTGAAAACCCTTGATCCGTTAGAGACTCTTGTACAGCATTAAAAACAAATATAGGACGAATGGCATTGAACCTCGAATTGATATAGTCAAGATTGACGCCATCGGTGCCCGACACTGGCAACGCAACGTCTTGCACTCGGCTGTTGCCCATGCTAATTAGCGCATTCGGATGGAGGCGAAGAGACTCATCGACGTTGGCAATGCTTTGGTTATCTCTAAGAATAATGCGGAAGTCATCTTGACCTAAAAACCCAGTGCCCGTTCTGAAAAACCGGCTAGAGTCCACCACGTTGTTTCTGGAAAAAGAGATGCGCGAGGAAGCCATCAAATCGTCGAGTATTGTAAACGCATGGCTGCCACCATTCGCATTATTGATGTGGTTGTCCACACATACAAACCGTTGGGCTTTGTTCCCGCTAATTTGTATAGTTCCGGATAATCGCATCTGTAAATCTGTATTATACAAATACCCAAAACTATTGTTGTCAAAAACCATGCCATTTTTATCGACTACCCCCGACACATCCTCGATGGCTAGCTTATCGTTTTCGCTAATCTCACCAAAGTAATCGAAATTATTGCCTATATTCATACCTTCTATTTTCACGTCTGTACAGCCAGAAATACTGAAAACAGTGGTGTCATCCGGTGTGCCCGTTGCATTTACGACGTGGCCATCGACAATTTTAATCGTTCCGACCGTATTGTCAAGAAGCTCTGTCGCCAACCACGGTGTGCCGCGAGGAGTGTCTACACCCGGGTTGTAGTCTATGTACGCGATGTCGGGTGCCAGGAATTTTATAGTAAGCAAGACCCCACCACTTGCCCGCAGAATTCCGCGTGTTTGTGTGAAACGTGCGGCAACAATTAACGTAGTGTCTTCTTCAATCGAATAATAATTATTTCCCGCATAAGCGATGAACTTGTCGCTTATATCGTCTTGAGAAAATAGATAACGTGTTTTGGGAGCATCTGGCGACGGGTGTGTTATCGACCACACGACACCATCGTAGAACAAATCAACCGACTTGTTTACCTCGGAATCCAGCACATATTCAAGTCCTGGTTGTCCCGAAAACCCTGACACTGTTTTAACAATAATCTGCTTGCTTTCTGATAGACCCAACTTACCACTAACATCAGAAATAGTTAGCGTTTTGTTCAACGTCTCTATCGGAGCGGTTATATCAATAGTGACAATCTTTGTGGTTGACCCACTATAAGCGGCAGCATTTACGAGTATGGTATCGTCAGAAGGCAACACGGTATAAATGCCGGATGCGGGCGGTGTGACCGACACAATCCCTTTAAATACTAATGCGCCCCCACCCCCGACCCCCCGCAAAGCGACGTTAGAAGAAATTGAGGCGGGGGTGTCTGTCAGCGCGACAAACGTAGTCGAACCACCCCCTCCGCTTATATTGTCCCCTATGTAAATAGTCATCTTATGTTCCTATTTGAACGGTTAAAAGGGCGGGGGATAGGATGTCCGTGGGACGACCCCAAGCACCGGCCGCACCTGCCACTATCCGACTTGAGTTAGTGCGTCTAGGGACGCCCATGGGAAACCCTATGGCTTCTATAGGGGGTGCTACCAACTCATCAGACAAATCAACCTCTTCATTATAGGCATCCAATATCAAGGCTGTCCCTGGCGCAATGCCTGTATAGGCATAAATATCAGTCCACACACCTTTCTCGAGTTTTACTTTATGAATTGTCATTTTATTTCCTTATATTTGTGCGCGTATTGTTTTTGCTATTATACCTTCTATATTTATACCGTCCCCTACAATGTTGGTACTCCCTTTCAAAGATACAACAACGGAACTGGCCATATTAACATTGCTCGTGGAACTAGTCATAGAATTGTATGGAATAGAACTGGAAGAAGACATTGACCGATGCTTTTGTGAGGAAACTCCCGTGGAATAAAGTATGAATTTCACGAAAAAGAAGTCGGAAAAGGGAAGACCAACCTGGGCGACCATATCCGAACCAAAATAAACAGAAAGATTAGGCACGCCACTACCCACTATGACACCTTCTACTGTGATAACCAAACTATCCCCTTCTTTTATAAACTCATTGTCCGCAAAAGAAAAAAGGTCAACCATATCCTGTAACCCCGTAGGGGGGTTGAGGATGCTTATAGATGAACCTGACGCATACCGAACCAATTCCGTGGGGGCAAGTCGAACGGAACCCCCTTTGTAAATAAACGAGTTATTAGAACCATCGTCAACTACTTTCTGCCTTAACATTGAGTACTCGGAATCCCCAGTCTGTTGGGCGCGTAGAATTTCTATAGAAGAAAAAGACGTACCAGAACTATAAGAAAACCCCACGGCGGTGGTACCAACAATAGACAAATTATCGACTGAAACTTCTTCATTTAAGTTAGTGCCGCTTAAAGTAATAGCGTTGGCGGCCGGCAAAGGATCGTCTATAGTCATTTTTCTACATATTATTCGGTCGTTCACACCTCCGGTTACATTTACCCCACGAACATCCCCAGGGGAGTAGATAGTCTGCGACGGTGTTGTGATTATAGGGACATCCACCGAACAAGCGGTGGTGTCCACCAATTTAACACCTTGGTCGCAATTTTCTATTAGAGTACCATTGACTGCGCAAGATTCAACATCGTTCAAATAGACACCTCTCGCAGTATTTTTAACTATACCATCGTCCACAGTACAATTTAACGAACCACCCCTTAAATAAAACCCCCCTGTAGACAAGCCATTTGCATAGCAATTTACAATGGAAGAGTCTCTAGCATTTGACAATGTAAAACCGGAGCGCTGCTCCCCTATTTCGGAGCAGTCGGCCTGCCCATTTATTATAAAATTCCGCACTGGATTTAAACCACCATCAAAACCACAGAAGACACCCACCCCATTATAGTTCCTTACATTTGTCTGGTAAGAATACATATCAGAGCAACCAAGCCAGTCCATAGCATTGAACACCCCATCAGAGATATTAATAGCACCTTGCTCGGAGGCTCTACCATCCACAGCAGCTCTGATGAAAGTTATAAAGCTACATTTTAAAAAAGTTAAAGGGGTTGCGATAGTGTTGGCGGTTAGAACAGTGTTGTCACCCAACCATTCAACGACAAAAGAAACGGGGTTGTTACTAACGATAACTGACCCCACCCTTACAGGAACATTTATTATCCCTTTACCACCATTATTAGAAAGATAAGCAAAAAAGTTTTCTACAGGAACAGTATCGTCCGTAACACCATCACCTACTGCACCAAAGTCGGTTACATTAACAATAGAACCGGTAAAACTTGAAAAAGAAAATAAGGAAGACGTCACCAACTTCATATTCTTGTCCTTAACTAGAACAGAATAGTTTTGAGAAGCTGTATAAATGTTTATGGGAGTGCCACTATAAACAGGATAACCACCCTGGGTGCGGATAGGTTGAAGTACAGGGCTAGTTAGATTGTTATCAGAGAATACAGGAATGGGGGATGCTTCGGCATTCTTGCCCGGAGACCCAATGTAAATGTACCCATTCTCTAAGGGGGAGCCATCAATGTCATTGTAAATGTTGTAAGGTTGTTCAACTATATTCGCAGTCATTTTTACTCCTTATCTACGGTTTTCGGGGGATTTCCTTCGGTCTTCTTCTTTTTTAACTTTTCTTTTTTCTTTTTTACGGCCTCGGCACCCATCAGCTTTGCTTTTCTTTGTATGTACCTTCTTTGTAGGGACATAAGACCTTCTCGCAGACCTCTTACTATAAAAGCACCCACAAAACCATGCCGTATAGCCGAGAAAAAAGGTGTCTTAAGTATCTTGTCTATAATAGTGGACGTGTTGGGCGCTATTTTTCCTTTGGGTATGGTTGTCTCATTCTTCACAACATTTAAGAACCCTTTCAATTTTTCTGAACCGCTCTTTGTAAATAGAGTTTCAAGTTTTCCGGACAACTTATTGATAGAACCTTTCAAATTTGAATAGGATAGAGACGGCATACCTGCGGCGTCCGTGGAAGTGGTGGATAGCATAGAATCTACCACTTTCCTAATGGACTCGCCTTGTATTTCTTTCCATGCTTGTACCCCTTCTTTACCGCCTCTCTTTAATTGAAGAGCAAGTCTTTTAACAGAGGCATTGGATACGGATGAAGACAACACTAAATCTTCCACAACACTTTCCAGGTGAACCTTTCTAACATTCGTCCCTGCTTTATTTGATAGCATATCCCGCATAACATCAAATCTAGTAAAGTCATCCTCAAAAGCCGCGTGAAGTTTTCTTGCTTTGACAAGTGTTTTTTGGTCTGGATGCCAAGTATCTTTGTCCAGTGCTCTTTTTGCCTCAGAGGAATAGGCTATATTTTGTCTTTCTATCCCCGTGGATTTTATTATTTTCCTTCTTATTTGTTCTGCGGATTCCCTTGTAATAGGCATGCTTTCATACACATTAGGGGTTACTTCGCGCAAAGCACCCAGCCTAATACCTTCTTTTCTAGCGACTGTTATAATAGGGGCTGTGCTTTCCGCAGTATAGTTTTTGTTGACAAAAGCGGCAAAGGCATCAACTTTTACCTCTGTTTGCATACGGGGGTGTTCGTAGGCTTTATCATAGGCTTCTGAAACTTTTGCTCTTCTTGAAGATTTCATGTCGCCCACGGTGGCGACTACGCTCCTCCCTGCTTCTTCGGAAGTCTTGGCCTTTGCCCCTGTTTCTTTTTTGAAGGACTCGCCAGTACGCCGGAGAGCAGCGCCCCTTTTTAAGGACTCTTCCCTAAACGACGTGCCGTGCTTAGAGGCCATAACAGTCTCTTCTAAGTCAATTAGCGATGCGTCTCTTTTTCTTCTTCCTTCTGTAAAAACAAATTTTTCTTTAATAATCTTGTCTGCTTGGGCTTGGTTGGACGCTCCGCGAGCCTCTACTAGTTTTTCTGCACGCCTATTTTTTGCTTTTTCTACCAAAAGACTACGACGCCAAGTTTTGTAGGCTTCTTCACCACTTTCTTTAGCCTTTTTTGCTGCGGCACCTATTTTAGAGGGTTTTGGTTTTGGTTTTGGTTTTGGTTTTGCTTGCGATTGAAGGGGCGCTCCACGAAGGGACGAAGCTAGTGGACCAAAGGGAGACGCCATGATGGCCGGGAGTATGCTTTCTTCGGCAGACTGTAGGTACTCCGCCCCCTTTTCAGTACGAGGCTCGTAAGTTCCCTTTGACATACCTTGTAAAAGATCATCACCTATGCTCGACACAAATTCTATAAAGGATTCTTTACCCAAACTTTTTTTCAAATCCTCAAAGCTAGTGGGTAATTTTGTTTCAAACAACCTCTTAGCATACCCTGTAGAGGCTTCTAAAGCGGCACTGGCCAACCCTGTGGATAAGGAAGACCCCATGGACAAGGCAGCTTCACCAAGCCCAACATCTCTATCTATTTTCTTTTGTAAAGGGTTCTCGTCAGCAATGTTTTGGGCAACACCCATCCCCGACAAATCCTGGGCACCAGGTATTTCATAAGAACTTTCAACATCGTTTATCTCGAACTGTAGGGCATCCGCTAGTTTAGAGGCGGCGTCGGTATTGCCGCTGTCTATGGCGTTTCTAAGGGCTTGGTGAAGCTCTTCCACAAGACCGCTATCCACATTGTCTTTGGGGGGTGGCGATGGCTCTTTTACCTGTTCTATAGACTCTACAGAGGCGGTGTCCATATAACCGACTAACTGACGAACCGCATCAACATCACCCGCAGCTTGAGCGTTATTCAAAGCTCTATTTAATTGCTCAACATGGGACATTAGACACCCCCATACCTTTTTAACAATTCTTCTATCTCATCAGGCAACGGAGGCTCTGCCACACTGGTAGGCGACACGCCCCCCCCACTAGACTTTAAAAATTCTTTCGCAGACTCTATAGAAGAACGCCCCGACATATTTTCAGGCAATGTTTCCTGAGACGGTTCCCCACCCGAACCCCCAAATCTTTTTCTATATTCTTTTTCATCCCTGGCCAATATCTTTAATTCCTCATTCCTAGCATCAACAAGGAAACGGCCTATTTGCCTTATATTATACCACAACTCCTTGGGGGATTGGCGTGGGTCAAGGTTGCCTATTGATTTCTCTAAGTAAGAAAGCTGGTCATTTGTCAGCCGACCATCCTTCCGCATCTCTTTCATTTGCATGGTTATTACTTGGGATTGTAACGTCTCTATTATGGCTTCTAAATTATACGAACCTGGTTGTAAGGTAGGAACTACACCCATGATCGGCCCGAAGTTGAAGGACTTTCGCCAAAACCCAGCGGGCAGTGCTCTTTGCATCGTTTTTAATGTTCTATCGTAGCCGCTTATATTTTCCCTTGTGGCTTTCATGGAGTCCGTCAAATCTTCATTAAGCTTTCTAACCCCTTCTTGATACTCAAATTCTTTTTTCTTTCTTTCTAATTCATTGTCCTCGCGCGCGGATTCCGCTTTTATACTGTTCAATCTGTTGGACATCCTCTTGGCTTCTAAATCTTCCGCTTTAAAAGCCTTAGAAAACTGAGCCTCCACTCCGGATAGAAAAGCCTTTGATTGGCTATCACTTAGTTTAGAAGGGGCAAGATCAGCAGACCTTTTTTCACCTGCTTCCGCCCTTATTTCACCTGCTTTATCCCTTATTTCCCCCTGTACTTTACCCCACCTCTCTGGGTCAAGCGTAGATAACGAAAAGGACAAATCATTTACAGCTTTATCTGGATTTGTTTTAAACTCATCTCTTAGAGCTATCTCACCGGAAGCGTCCAGACCGGAATTTTCTTTTGCTAATATTAGCTCATCAAGAATAGATTCCGCAACAGAAGGGTCATTTTCCATGGCATATAGTATTCTACTTTGCTCATCGAACCTTTCCTTTCGAACACCATCCTCCATGTCACCGTGCATTTTTGTCTGCATGGGATATTCTCTATTTAAAGAGTTAAAATCCCCCGTGTCATATGCCCTTTTAACTGCTTCCAAATATTGATCTTTAGCCTGTTGGGCGGAATTTCTAGCCCTAATACCACTGATTGTATTTCCTAGCTGGGCAAAGGAAGCGTTTAAATTGGGCGCAGGAAGTCCGGATAGCGCACTATAATTAGGCGGTGCTTGAAGAGGGTTCATAACAAAATCCTTTATAAAAATCCGCCGACTACATTGCCTATACCCAGAAGATCATTAAATGTTTGTCTCTGAGCACCCCCAGCAGCAAGCTGGCCACCCGCCAGTGCGCTACCTTGTTGTCCTAGTAAATTACTTATATTTGTGGAGGCGTTCATACCATACCCTGCTTGACCCATCGCCGCATTTTGTCCTAAGGCACTTAATCCCCCTAAATGTCCTAATTGTGATTCAATCATTTGCGATAAAATCTGAGGGCGGTATTGCGCCAGTGACTGTTGTATATTACCACCCCTAAGACCCCCCGTGGCCGAGGCATTCTGGAGCATGGCATTCTCCCCTTGGGAGACCATTGCGCCGAACTGCGGCGAGTTCTGGAGGGCTTCTATCGCACTCATCTGCGCCGCATCCCCTTGCAAACCTAATAAGTCTTGCTGCCCACCTAGAGCACCCGTACCAGCCGATAAAAAAGGCTCCATCATCGCAACAATAGCGTCAAATTGCCTTTGCTGCTCATCAATGCCTTGTTGAGAAAAGTCAGCCTGCGTTTGAGCGGCTTGTTCACCTGCTTTGGACGCTTGATTAGAGCCTGTAATATTTCCTAAAAATTTTAAAGGAGCACTTATTATATTACTAAGAAAGTTAAGCATACAAACCCCACAAAGTATTATGAAAAAACCCATTGCGTATTCGATATACATCGAAGTGTAATCGTCGAACCACGTTCTGTTAATTGTATGGTGGTTTCTTCGGCTAGCAAAGGGGTGGGTATACTGTCACCTTCTTTAGTTTGTACAGTAAGATCCCCTACGACACCCAAAGTAAAAAACCAAACTTTCCCCTTTATTTCTATTGAACATTTTGGAAGGGTAACAACAAGACCTGTAACCTGCGCAATAATAACATGGGCGCTAGTGTCCGCTTCAACATCGGCGACTATTTCAGACACCGTAGGAAACTCCAAATACTGCGTCAAATCAACCAAAGGAACAAGGTCGGTGGATACCGTAGTAAAAAGGTCTTCAAAGGCTTTTACGGACCGCGTATTCGGCAAAAAAGAATAAAAATCACGTCTATTCAATATCTGTGGAATAGAACCGGCCATACTAAACCTCTAAACCTTGCAAACGAATCTCTAAAGCAGACACGGACAACCTAGCCGAGCTATTACCATGAAACCTCTGAATGCGCCAGTTACGCATATTTCCTTGACTAAACCACACAAGCCTTCTTAATCTATCGCCTTGGCGACCACCTTTAATATACCTTCTCTGGCTCCACACCTCGCCATCCAAAGAATATTGAGTGTCAATAACCGGATCAACGCCAAATGTGACTCTTCCGGAAAGACCCACCAACTCTAACTCATGGAACACGGCACCCTTCCCACTGTTATAGAGTATATTGGTAGAAAACTCCCACGAAACCTCTTCTCCATATAGTTCGGACGTTTCATTCGACATAAAACCTATCCGAGCCTGCGTAGGATCACCTGCCAACCATTTATTGTAACACCATATCTGATGCACAGCTAAATAAGCACCTTTAGAATCTATCCCAGAGGTTAAAACAAACCAAATAGGGTTTTTAGCTATTTCAGTGGCAGAAGAATCAAACACCAACGTCTGGTCGGGAAGATGGATGTATAATAGAGATTGCTTTTCATCCACCCGTGACTCAATAAGAGAATCCCCTAATTCTTTTTCTGTATAGCCTTTTAAAATTTGATTTATTTCTCGGCTGGATATTTGAACAGAAGAACCACCCACGGCTTGCCAAATACCAACGGCTTCTTTTCTACCCCCTCCAATAAAAGCGATGGTGTCTTGAAAAACACATGTGCAATAAGTACCCAACGCGCCACGGGTTATCTGCGCACCATCAATACGCTGAAAAGGAAAGTTAGTACCCCCTACATTTGAAAATACCTCTATCGTATATCGATTAACCGCATAAAGTTCATTCCATATAGCATGCACCGCCTGTATAGGGTCGGGGTCTATTTCGGAGGAGCCATACTTGTCAGGATCAATTGTTGTTGGATCATTAAGTTCTGTAACCACCAAAAACGCACCGTCAGTCATTACGAAATAGCCACCTGTCCACACTATATCCTTAACAGCCCCAACGCTTGGGTCTGTTACTTTCTGAAAATCACCATTATCGCGAAGATAAAAAAGGGACTCCCCGGACACAACCGCCAAATAATCGAACGAATAAGTTAATGAAACATTGTCAGAACCAGAGCCCACATCCCCTATAATAGATACATTACCATCTTCGGAAACCCGAACTAATTTACTACCAAGAACTCTATAACAAACATCTTCCCAGTTAATCGCGCCTCTATCTATACCGGGAAGAGCCACGTCATTAAATTTAACAATTCCTTCGGAGGGTCTCAAATAACTTTCGCCGATCCCTGTTTCTTTTATAATAGGAACCATATTTCTAGGATAGGCTGTACGAAAGTCACCAGCACTATTTGCATATATCCCTTTAAGAATAGGAACCTTCATTGTTTAACCTACTCTATACCAGGTTTGTGTTGGCAAATCGAACTTTAACCGGAAAAAATCATTGGCAGCCAGACTGATGGGCGCACCTGTTATTGCAAAAGCACCATTACCATCTATTACTAAAGAAACGACTTGTTGGGTACAATTTACAAGCACTTCTTGTTTATCAATAACACCCGATGAAAGAGGCAGTGTGATAGTCCCCAACGCAAAAGTGCCGGTAGGGGAAAGTATTAAATGAACATTGATTGGGTTGTCTACATTCTGCGAAATAACCACCACAAAACCACTCGCAGAGGGTAACGCATTCTGTGTGGTATATTCAGGTTGACCCGAACTTGCGAACGTTAAATTGTTCTGCATGTAGGTTTGGAGACCTGAAACAGGCGTCTGTCTAGGGTCACTTTCCCTTGTAATATAAAGCACTAATAGATCACCAGGACTAATGCTGCTAACGCCTGCAAGACTAGGAATTGGTATTTGTGACATTTTTCACATTCTCCAAAAACTTTATAGAACCATCTTGACCCGCCGCCACCGTATTTATTGGCTTTGAAAAATAAGGCTGGTCAAACCTCCAGGGTTTGTTGCCCTGGCCTATAGGAAGTGTATGAGAATAATTCATCTCACAAGGGGTTGATATTTTATTTATCATCTCACAATAAGAATTTCTGGCACAAAACCTAGTATCTACAGAAACTACCAGACCTATTGTAGGAGCAACACGCAAAGCTAGATTGGTATAGACAGCCTCGTTTGCATAATCAGGAATACATGAATCATCATCTAAATCAGAACCTTGTGGGTTTGTAGGTAAAGGGTACCCAAGACGAATACCCCTACCATTCCAATTCGCTAACATAGAATCTAACCGATACATCCCCGTCTGCAATTGCTCAGGCGAAAGATCATACGCATAGGAAGCGTAACCAATCTGGTTAAAGGCTTCGAGAACGAACTGCCTTTTTGTCCAACTCATTTACGAGCCTTCTTTTTTTTAGGCTTCTTATAGGACATGCTCCCGCTATCCGATATTCTTTTGTTCTTACCATCGCGAACATTCTGGGGCAATGGGGTGGATGTGTAGTTCTTTTGCATAGTGAAATTCCTCTAAGTTTATGACTGGCCAAACATCATTATACCTGACATTTCAGGCGATTTGTTGACAACACCAAAGTAGCAATCTATTCGATATTTAGTCGTAAGGGTGTTTATATCAAACTGCTTTACAAAAAGAAGTTCAAGACCTGTCTCAGTAGTCAACCGCATAACAGCAGCACCAGCATCTGTAGGAACAGAATAAGAAGCAGGCAAGATCTCTATTGCGTCTTTTTGCCAAAACGGATTGACTTTTGCTGTTGTGGTGTTTAAAAAGGTTAAGGCAGCACCATCGGCAGGCGAACCAGAAGGCGTGACATTTTGATACTGAACAGCTGCAATAGAACCACCTGAACCCGATATAATAGGAGGACTTATGGTTATAACACCTGTACCACCACCACCAGGAACAGCTATAACACGAAATGTTTTTAACTTTCCAGTGGAACCTTTACGGATATTATGAACTGCAAAAACACCGGCTATAGTAAACGAATCACCCGGCGCAATAAGACCAGAACCCACCGTCACATTTATCTCTTGATAACGATTATCCTTGTTATTAACACCATTGCCTTGTAAATTAGGAATGGTGGACTCAGGAGTATAGGACTGTCCCGCACCATCAATGACCACAGAGGATGCCTGCGCCGCCTCTATCGCATCACCATAATCTAACTTATATGTCTGAAAGGTCGATATTCTATCAATGTACGAGTTTTTATAAGCATCCTCGGTCATCTGAGTTAAAGTCTGACGCTCCGCTAAATTCGCGGACATGTCATTATAATCGTCGGTATTAATCGCTGAATACCGATTACTACTGGGGACACCTTGATTGTTCATCACCCCTTCACACAAAGCCAGGTCCCTAAAACCAGTAGCTTTATCGGGCTGGGCAACAACCAAGGTACCTTGGAACATCGCCACCTGATTCACAGCGTCATTGACGTCGGAAGCTAGCTGCTGCCCAGCGGATTGTGCCAGCCTTTTTGATTGCAAAGCATCCCTACGTTCTTCAGCATCCAATGAAAAAGGAGCCGAACGTCTATGGGTGATTGTTGCTGGAACAGACAACTGTGCTCTACCCCCAAAATTGGGTGTTTGATCTAACCCATCAAAGGTAATTGCAATATATGGTTGAGGACGCCATACCGTATTGTTCGACCTCGCCATTTGTGTGCCACTTGTATTAAATTGCGCAACCAACCGAGACATTACTAGCGCATCTTCAAAGCCCGTGGTCTCATTTTCAAATATAACTATTTCTTCCTTTGAAAAAAGATTTGACATAATCTACTCCATTTTTTTCCTGCGCAATTCGCGCATGTATTTAAATGCTTTTGTGTGATCGCCTGTTATAAGAGATTCCTCTCGTAACTTGTTTAACTTAGCTTCTGAAGAACCCATACTACTGGCTTGTACAGTCTTTTCAGGACTTGTTTTATTTTTTCTTGGCTTCATCGAAAGTGACCTCTCAAAATTAGAAACTTCAAAAGTAAATCTAACATTATCGTCTATATCGCCAAATGACCTTGCTCGAGAATAATTTTTACCTAAAGCATACACTAATAAAGCAGGGTTTTTAGAACCTTTTATAATGATGGCTTGCTGCGTTTCACTCAATGTTTCAAGAACAACAGCCTCGGACTCTTCAAAATCCTTCACCTTTAAACTTGCTTTATCTTTTGAATATGAGTCAAGCGAAGACTTCCACTCTTCTTGCTGAATATTTTCAGCAATTTGTCGCTTAGCAGCTTCTTGGGACTTTTTATTCTTATTATTTATCCACTCACTAAGTTTTCTCTCATATTTTTCACTGTCATAAGCAATATCCTCGTCCTCATAAGCGGGCTTCTGCAAATTCTCTAGGACATTAGACTTTGATAGCTCTGACAACTTCTTCTTTAAGTTATTATTCTCGCTTTGTATTTCACGATTAGACTTGCGCAAATCCCGAACCCATCCGGGGGCTTTTTCGTAATCTTTTTCTTCTTGTGATTCTTCCTCCACACCTTCAATAGAAATGACAACCTCTTCCTCATCTTCTTCCGAAGAACTAGAAGTATTGTCAGAAGGTTTGGCATTAGACTCACTATCAGAAGAACTTACAGACTCTTCGGCATCGTCTGTGGAAACTACCTCATCGGACGACCCACCCTCTTCTTTTTGTTCGTTATTTACTTCATCAGACATAATAAGCCACCTGTACGATACTCACCCTTTATATAGGCAGGATGGAAACCTTTAGTATTGTTTGGACACTTACTCAAACAATACTATACCTTAACTTTTGATCCGGGCAAATCAGGAGGCAAAACCCTAGGCGTCAAACTCTCTATGGTCTTTAAAGCCTGATCTTGTTTCTTTCCACCCATATCCACTATTATTTCTGCTGTTTTTACCCTGGTTTCGTCGGCTTTAGCTTGCGTAAGTATAGTGTCCGCTTGCGCTTTAACACCGCGAGCCTTTTCAGCATCAGCCGCCGCACGCAAATACTCATCCTGGGAGGATTCTTTGGCGTTCTCGGCTTCTTCTTTTAACTGCTTCTCTTCTTCTTCTGTGGGTTTGAACACACCCTCTCGAACTAAATTTATACGAATGTATTCTTTAACATCTTCAACACCTTCCCCTTCTATATTCAGTACCATCATAGAAGTTAATACCTTTTTTATCCCAGGATCATCTACTACTTTAAGCATGGCTAAAAGGGTACGAACTGTAGAAGCTTTTTTAGTGCTACTAGAAGGCCCCACTTCCGACACAACATCCAATCTAACATTTGATAAATCATTCTCATGCGCAAGTTGACCCTCTTTATTTATTATGGGCCGCATAATCTCAATTTGATCAATCTCTTTTTGAGAACCAATCACCTTTAATTTTCGTCCTTCTTCTATAAAGACATCACGAGCCATGCCGAGCCATATCTCACCACAACGCTTCATAGCTTTTGCCATGTTGCTCATGTAGATATACGCCTGCATATCAATCCTGTTTTGAAATAACATGGCCGTTTCAGTAGAAATATTCCCTTCTACTTTCTCACCTTGGCTTTGCGCACCAAGAACATCCTGCATGTCTCTATCCGTTATCTCCATCAAAGCGGCCATGGCAGCCGGTATTTGAGGGGGCTTTGTATATCCCATTGGACCTGTTGCAATCTCATCGCCCGCCGCATTTTTCACTTTGTTTATCAGCATGTAAGGGTAGTTTTTTACGTTGTCTTCTTCCCATGCTGCTTGATGACCTAGCATCTGCTCTGCTAAAAATATCGGCTTTTCAATAGAACTTAATGAATTTATCTCAGCTAATCGGCTAAGCTGCATATTAAACAACCTTTGGGAATCTTTGGCCAATCTAACATGACCCATGCTCCGTTCTATATTGTCTATATACCACCGTTTTCCATATACAGGTACAATAGGAATGGAATCACCCGCAATATAGCCGCAATCCTCTAATACATGCGAACCATCTAAAATATATTTTCTAACACGGTTTTTGTATATCGACTTTACACCGACTTTAGTGGCACCCGTCGCTTTCAAATAGCGTGCCTTTTCTTTGTCAAACTCATCGCCGGGTATGCGTAACTCTTCGCCACTAAGAGTCTCCCATATATGTATCTTCGATTTTTCCTTTTCTATACAATAATACTCGGCAACATAAATAATATCAGAAGAATTTAAATCATCTACATCAAAAATATTTTGTTTAAAACTTTTTGGCCATGTGGTGGGCTCCATATCCCACTCTTCTATAAACGAATCTCGTGTCATGGATGATAAAACAAAACACTCACGAGCATCCCGCTTGTCCTGTCGTTTAGCCTGCAAATCAAAAAATACCGACGAATCTGCGTCAACAATAGGCTCTATAAAAATCCTTTGCCTATCATCGTCGGGGTCGGTTTCATCTTCATATTTTGTGGTTAAACGCCACGCACCAAAACCACCCCCCACTGCTTCCTCAAAAGCATTGTCATAGGCTTCGTCTGCGTTTGAGTTCTGCTCGTCTGAACGGTATAAACCATCGCATACCTCGGCTAACTTGTCATTCGTTAAACCGTCCTTGCTTTTAAAATCAACACTCATCCGGTTGTTTCTATACTCGCTTACTATACGTAATACAGACATATGGATTTTGTTTACTTCAATTAAAGGCTTCTCGGCAAACTGCTTTTTTAATGCGCCCTCCCATTGAGCACCTGCTATTGAGTAAAATCGACGGTCACTTATGGCTGCGTCACGCTCATCTTGGACTACTTCCTCAATATTCTTGTACCTCTCTAAGGCGCGGGCATGTATGCCGGACTCGTCGTAATCGTCACTCATAACTTGCCGCCATAGTAATTAAGAGAAGGTCGAGGGGGGCGTATGTCCTCCGGTGGGTCAAACCTCATAGGCCATAACCGTTCTATACAATAACCTATTGCGGTGGTTATATGTTGATACTCACCATCTACCTCTAAAAATGTGCTGCCCGTCTTTGTTTGTACCGTAGATAATCCTTTATGACAATACGGAGCCTTCTGGCGGTTGACAAATAAACTAACCGCACCTTCGGCATTGCATATCTTGGCGCGAACTGCGTTTTGCCGGTCACGTATCGCAGGAGCCGCCGCGCGTATCTGTCGCGTAACTTCCCATCCAGCACCTTCCAAAACTTTAACTATTTCTGTGTAGTCGCTAGGGTGGCCGTGCTTCTCACCAGCCTTGCCAGAGGGATCGCCAAATAATAGCAAGTCCCTGTTTTTGTGCGCCTTGTACCTTTCTATAAATTCTTGTGCCGTCTGGCGAGCAACCGCGCTGGTCAGTATTATCTCATCGAGTATGAAAAAGTCGCCGTCACGAACCACGGCCACGCACGAACTGAGCGGCGTGTAATTGAAGTCGTGGCACCAGTACAATTGCTCATTCTTGCCAATTACTTCTTCGGTCTGGTTGTCATCGCCATAATCATCGTATATCTTGCCGCCCGCTGTCTCAAAACTCCCTTCATATTCCTGCCGAAATTGTCGCGGACTCATCCGACGCTTGGCAGCCTCAATAACCTCTGGCGGTAGTATATCACGGCTCGGCCAGGTATAAAACCCCCAGTCCGGGTCGTTAGCCGTCCTGGCATACTCCGCTATATCGTAGTAGTGGTTCAGACCCTCGGGAACTCCGATTAGCCAGCACCAGGCCAGGTAGTCAGGGTCTCGAGGGTCAACCGTGTCCAACGCCGGTGCGACGTTCTCCGGCCACGCACTGGCCTTTACGTTGCCAATCTCGTCAATAACGCCGCCGCCATACGTCTGTCCTTCAAACCTCGCAGGCTCATCGAGACCCAGAACGACAATTGAGGCGCGATTGGGCAGGTGTATAGTCAGCTCACTAGTATGCACCGCACGCCGCCCGTAAAGTGGGGCAAACGACAGCAGCTTGAGATCTTCCCAAGCAATCGCTTTTGCCTGTGCGCGCGTCGGAGCGCCGAAAAAGAACCTCTTACCGGGGCAATTCATAGCGCATTTGACTATTTTACGCTTTGATAGCTCGGTCTTGCCGCTGCGCCGCGCCGCCGGTACAACAGCAAACCGCACGTTTTCAGTGACTAACCGCTGCTGCTCGGCGTGAAATCGGAGCGGGTACCACCGCTCTACGCACGCTTTGTAGAGTGCCGCTGTCACGTCGGCAGGCGCGTGGCAACGTCGCGCAGCGCGTCGATAACCGACTCTGCTGTGACGTCACTCGACACGCTCGCAGAGCTGAGTCGCGGCGCGTAGTACGCCGCCGCAGCTTTCGCTGCGTCTATTTGTTCGGAGTAGCTCGGATAGTACACGACTTCGTCATAGCGCGTCAGCTCGTCAACGCTAGCGTCTACGTTCGCGTAGCTTCGTTCGTCGGCTATCACAATCGCGACGCATTCAACGAACGCACCGCCGCGCGCAGCGTGTAGCAAAATTTCGTGTGGCATCATCGTACACGTAGCTGAGCAGCGCTGAGCACGCTGCTGAACAGTGAGTGCTGGCTTCGTAGTAGTAGTAGTAGTAGTAGCTGACTTGGTCATAATATACACAATATACAGTAAATAGCTGAAAACAGAAAAACTAAAAATCGCGGCGCTTTTCAAGACGATTTGAGCAATTTTACAGCACTAATTGCTCGTTGTCAACAAAAACAATAACATAACAACCCCCGCAATAGTGAATAACAAAACTGGCTAAAAATTGCGCAAAAAGCGGGGTATTACTATAGTTATAGTGATAATTCGTGAATAATAAATCATTTTGTAACTAAAATCGAGTCTACTTATTTCGTACAAATAAGGGGGTATTTACTTATTTTAATCCCCTTGTGTAGCAAATTGCTACGACGCTAAGTTTTTGAAATTTATAGTTATTTACTAAGGGGAATTACTTATTTACTTTATACACTATCAAATTGGACTAGAGAAAAATAAGGGGGGCATTTTTTCCTAACTGGCTGGCAGTGAACTTTCGTGTAAATAAGTAAATTTTTATGAAAATGTCTATATATTTCAACGAAATTTCTGCTACACAATATTTTTTTTTTTGTATTTTGAAAAATCTGCGCAGACTATTGAAATGCCCCCCCTGGTCACGCAGCACTGATTATAAACTATTATTATTGCAATAACAACACGTTACGCAAAAATAGTTAAAATAGTGCATTTTCTACACGTATATAATTGCAAAATAGATTTCGTTGTGTTAGTCTATCATTTCAGTTGCGTTACATCGACGCGACGAATACAGAGAGACACACAATGACTACTACTTATAAAAACGCACTGTTTAGACCCGCGGTCGATGCAAACGAATACGCAATAGCTGTTGCAGACGCGTCTACGAACACACACGCTGTCGTTCTCAGCGACGACAGTTGCTACTGCGTCGATAGTGCACTGTACGATCTGCGCGAGCTGTTAGATGTGTTTGCGTGCGTTTTTCAGCTGACAGACTAGCCCGCCCCCGCTGCGCAGCAATTCCGCTGCGCAGCATCACTTACACAGAGAGACGACAATGACTAAATTTTATTTTTCTGAGACACAAAACGAGCCGTCAACTGCGCCGCGCGAGCTATTGAAAGCGAAAAATTTGCGGGCAGCGAAGTGCGCGGCGACGCGCGGGCAGTTTTTTCAGCGCACGACGTTAAAAATATATTGCGACGACGTGCTGCAGTGTGTGAAAAACACGGACGACACGAGCTATAGCTATTCGCGGGGGTGGTGCGACGCGTGACGAGCGAGCAAGCCCCGTTGCGCAGCAATACTAGCTGCGCAGCATCACTTACACAGAGAGAGACGACAATGAAACAGAAAATATATAGTGTAGTAGAGCGAAAAACCGGCGCGTGGGTGTGTGTGACTGGTTTAAACGCGTCGCGCACACTGGCAGACGCACAAAGACGCGCGCTGGCGATCCGCGTGCACCCGCACAGCACGCTAGAGATACAACTAAACGGGGTTACGTTGTGTAAAAACAGCCCCGATTTCCGCGACGCTGGCAAACCCTGGGTAGTTATTTAGCACACAAAAGGAGATTTCCATGATATATTTTACAATAAACAGCAACAAACTCGGGTATGGCGTGGATTTTAGAGCAACGGGTGCGGGCGACTACGCTTTTGTTAAATTTTGTGGGTCGGAGACAGAAATGTGCAGCGGCGGCCGCGTGCGTGGCAGCACGCTCGCGTTCACTGGCTCGCCGGTGAAATTTGCTACTTTTTGTCGTCGGTGGTTTGCGCAGTATATCCGCGACTAGTTCAACAACAACGGGGAGGTGCCGGTGGATAACAAACAGTTTGTTTTTTTGCGTACGTTAGTCGAGCACGGGCGCCGGTCTTGCGAAGGCCAGAAATATTTGGAGGATAAACCGGCGCGGCTTGCGCAGAGTCACGCCGACGTGATCAAGGCGCTGATGCGGCGAAAACACGCGGCGCTATTCGAGACGCTGGCGCGGCTTGTCACGGGTAAAGATGATTATCCTACGCTCGCTAGTGCGCCGTCGTCGCCCGATATTTCAACCCTGCTTGCGCTGGGATTTTTGTATAGACCAGAGCCCGGGGCTGAGCAGCCCTTGGGCGCGCGTTATCTCTCTTTTTTAGTGGCGGAGGATTTATCATGAAACTACCACAGGCTTCGCAAATTTTGCTCGATTTGGGCTGGTGCATCCAGCCCCCCCCGCTCTTTTTCGGTCGGTATCGAGCGACTATTAAAAACGTAGAGTTGTCGTTTTTAGTCGAGGCGAACACTCGCCGGGTGTTTGATTTTCGGGTTGTCGATAGCGCCTTTTTGAAAAATTATCGGGTGAAAAATTTTCGGCGCGCTGTCACTTTATCAATGCCGCTAGTTATTCCGGACTAAACAAGGGAGGGTTAAAATGCAAATAAATATCAAAATGATCGATTCCGTTGCGTGGACAATGGGCCATCAGTACGGTGTAGACCCGCAGGAGATTGCCCGCCGTTTTATTGCTGGCAACGAGGCGGTGGTTGTTGAGTTTATGGACAGGTATAAGGAGGGGCTGGTGCGGATCGACCCCCTGTGGGCTTATGCAAAACAATCGAGGTGCCCTTATGCACGTAAATAGTGAATTGCGTGAAATGCTGATTGCCACTGTTTTTGAGACAGTGGCGCGTCGTCATGGCTGCGGAGTAGAGGACGTGATGCGTGACTATATGTCGGATAAGCCCGTGCTGGCAGGAGAGGTCTCCGGGATGTTCGAATTTGCTTTGAAAGAACTAGAGGAAATACGCGAGGAGGTGCCCCCGTGCCCGACGATAAATTAGCCGCCGCACTTGCGGAGATACTGCCGCAGGTGGGTTTTATGATCAAGCGCGTGGAGCAAGAGGCCAACCAGCCGACGCCTCCGGGGCCGCCTTGCTGGTTTGTGGATTTTATTGACAATTGCGAGCGTATGAACCAGCGTTATAGAAACAGGGAGTGATGCTAGGGGGTTTTGTATGGCGATTAAAGCGCAGGTGTCTCTTTCTATAGATATTGAGGGACGCCCTTCCACGGAATTGTTCCGTACGGTTAAAGAACGCCTTTGCGACCGGGCTACCTACCGTACCGCGTACTGGCCTACAAAGCACCGTCGGATGGGCGTGCGGTTGGTGGGCGTTTCTGCGGTGGGTATGGAAGTTGATTTTTTACGGTTGTTAGTAGAAGCGGTGCGCAAATACGAGGGCTATGCGTCGGTGGAACGGGTCTATGCCAATTATTTTTTAGCAAGACACCTTCGCAGGGACCTTTCAGACCCGTTTTGCTGCCACTATTGGTTGTCGGATGTGCAAAAGGCGCCCGTGCAGTTTCATAGATTTGCAACCCCCTCGGTGTATTCGGCTGTGGGGATTGTGATGGATGGGTGGGGGGCTTAGGGGTTTAATATGATGAACTGTAAAGCGGATATTGAGCGGTTAGAGGGGGGTATGGCGCGGTTGTGCGCAAAATTTGACGCCTACGAAGCGGCGGCGTTGGCGTTGGAGGACGTGAGCATGCCCCCGGAGGTGATCGATGAGAACGGGGACGTGGATGACCGCGTTTGGGATTCTGTGATGTCTGCCCATCGGGAGGTGGTGGACGACGTGCCCATGGCCGTGGCGGATTTTGAAGTGGAGAAGGATGCTTTTTTAAAAATTCTTTTTTCGATTTCTTGTAACGAGACAATAGGAGAAGGTTATGGATAATGTAGAGGATTTTAGCGCGGCGCTCCAGGCCGCCTCGAAGGCGTTGGCCGCGTTGGCCGCGTCGGTCGACCAGCCTGAAACTATTCCTGTGTTTTGTACGAAGGATGAGGATGAGGATGAGGCGGATGAGGCGGAGGAGGAGGGTCTGCTTAGCACTGCGCAGCGTGTCGAGCGGGAGAATATGCTTGGGGTGGCTCGTCAGGAGGTGTCTGTGGAGTTGGATGCTTTAGATTTTGCGAATGCGCTCTTAAGAGCCGAGCAGCTTGAAAATATTATTGCGTTTTGTACTGCCGATCTGGAGGGGGCTGGTGGGCGTGCTGTTTGTGTAGGGTTAGACAATGTGCGCGCCCGCGCCCGCCAGCTGGAGGCTATCGTTGCATTTTGTACGGAGGATATAGAGGGGTGTAAAAAATACATGCGGTATTTGCAAAGATCATAACTATATACTTGCAATTCTGGTTTAGTTGTGTTATAGTACTTTTCTTACGTAACTCAGGGAGAACAATATGACAAATATAGAAAGCGTCGTGGACAAGGCGGAAGTGCCGGAAATATTTAACATGGAGGATGCGCCCGACAAGTATAAGGAGGAGTTGCTGGTTATTCTCCAGGAGAACTTCGAGGGGTGTCCGGACCCCCTACAATATTACCGAGGGCATTTTGAGACGGTGACGGACTACGCCCGGGAGGTGGTCGACGAGCGCACCAACGATATAGAATGGCTCAGTTTTTATATTGATTATGATCTTTTGGAGCGGGATTTGTTGGTCGGGGATATTGATGTGTACGATGCGCGTGACGGCGGCTTCCATATCTTTTTCCAGGCGTAATGCGAGGGGCTATGAAGGGGGCGCTGCGGCTCTTGGTCGAGCGCCTATACTGGACTACGGGGGATGTTGAAATGAAAAAGAAAACTTTGTGTACCCACGAGGAGCTTCTGGGCATTGTACAGCAGATGCAAGAACAAAATGGTTTTGAGGGCACCGCCCCGCGCGACGCCGGTACTTACAATAGTTTCACCCTCGACACCCCCCCCACCATGGGGGAGTGTGCCGACAAATTGTACTTGGTGGGTGAAGAAAAACGGAAACACACCCGCGAGGTTAAACGGCTGGGTGAAATAGAGGCTGCGCTTAAAAAACACTTTATTAAGGAGGCGCCTCAGATTTGCGCCTCTGGTGTTTTCGGCAAGCTCGCGTCTGTTTCCATCGTACAAAAAAGAATTCCCATTGTGTCTGGGGAGGTCGCTTTTCGTGAGTATTTGTTCCTTAGTAAGCGATTTTATTTAGCCAACAAGTTCCAACCGTCGCGCGCGGCTGTGTCTGAGGCTTGGGCTGATGGGGAGGATATACCGGGCGTTGAGCCCTTTCCAGTGAACACTTTGTCTATTAAAAAAATAGGGGTGTAATATGACTAAAAAAGACGCGGCGATACTGTCCGATTATTCTATAGACGATGTGCTGGCCACCGAGGCTCGTCACGCTGTTTCTACCGAGTTTAGCGGGGAGTCGCCCGTTAATTTCTCCACAAAAGGTGGTCAGTTGTCCTGGGGCGGTGTAGATATTGTGGGTAATAAAATGTTGGTGGTTATATTAAACAGTATTTACGAAAACGTGTACTACACCGACGCCTATAACGCGAGCATCACGAGCGCTCCCGCCTGTTTTGCTTTTAATACGCAGGAAAACCAACTAGCGCCCCATCAGAGTGTCGTGGAGTTGGGGCTTTCGCAGCATGATACGTGTGCGGGTTGTACCAAAAATATGTGGGGGAGTGCGCCGGGTGTTCGGCTAGGTAAAGCGTGCCAAAATACGCGGCGGCTGCTCTTGATGTTCGCGGGTACGTATGATGGGGAGGGTGGTCGAGATATTATAGTGGACCCCAGTTATTATTCCACCGCCGCGCTGGGGCTGCTGAAGCTCCCCGTGACGTCCGTCAAGGCGTTTTCCCAGTTCGTTTTTCAAGTGGGACATGCGTTGAACCGGCCACCCTTGGGGGTCGTGACGCAGGTCGAGCTCAAACCCCACGACGCTAACCAATTCGAGCTTGCTTTTATGGTAGCGGAGTCTTTGCCCGATAGCGTGGTACCCTCTGTGTTGGCACGCCGCGACTTGTCACGGTCTCTGCTGGAGCAGCCCTATGTGATCAATCTCGGTGCCACACCCACCCCGCCGGATGGCAGGAAGTATTCTAATGGATGATAGTAATAGTAATAGTGATGATGCGGGACATGTTGAGGCTCTTTTGTCGTGGAAAACACTGAACGAGCATTTGCGTACCCAAGACGAGTACGGTTGTCTGCGTCTTTTGGAATGTGAGGTGCGGGGGTGTTACAGAATGTCTTATCTACTGCGCATACAAGGACGACTAAACATAGTCCGCAGTGCTCGAGAAAGACAGTCTATACGTGCTATTGGATTAGGAGAATAACCATGACAAACCACACAAAACCAAGCGATTTCCCGGTTGCTATCGATTTTGAAACAGAGGCCATCCGCAGTAGACCCGCGTACCCCCCACGCCCCGTGGGTGTCTCTATAAAATATTTTGACTGTCCCGCCAAGTACTTTGCTTTTGAGCATGCGTCGGAAAATAATTGTGAAAGAGAGGAGGCGCGCGTTGCTTTGGAAAAGGCCTATGACCACCCCGCAGGAGTTCTATTTCATAATGCTAAATTCGATTTGGACGTAGCAGACGTTTGGTTGGGTTTGAAAATACCCGCGTGGTCCCGTGTCCATGACACGATGCTACTGCTTTTTTTGTGCCACCCGCATGCTAAAAGTTTAGGTTTGAAGGCGGCCGCCACTTTGTTACTAGGGCATGCCCCCGCAGAGCGCGACGCTGTGGAGGGGTGGCTGCTGGACAATCAACCCGTGCCGGGGGTGGTGGTAGACTCTCGCAAGAAGTCCGACACGTATTTTGCGCGCTATATTTGGCATGCTCCGGGGGGGCTGGTGGGAGCGTACGCTAATAGTGACACGTCTACTACCGCAGGTCTTTTTGAGCTACTTTATCCGACCATTTTGGCGTGTCCTGACCTGCTCCGCGCGTACAATAGAGAACGCGAGCTGTTGCCCATTTTATTAGATATGGAGCGTCGTGGTTTGCGGGTGGATTTGGAGAGCTTGCGCGGGGACTTTGTTAAATATTCGTCCGACTTGTTGCGCATAGAAGAGCACCTATTGCTTTTGTTAGCGCGGTTGGCGCAGTGCCCTGGCTACCTGGAACTCAACCTTGATTCTTCGCGCCAGCTCGTGGATGCCTTGTTGCGTGCCGGACTTGTGTCTAAAAAAGACTTGCTTTACACAAAAAAGGGTTCTATTAAAACGGATAAAAAATCCTTGTTTTCTTACATAAAAGATGCGAATTTTTTGGCGCTTCTTATTCATAGGAAAACATTACAAACATGTTTGCGGAACTTTATGACCCCCTGGCTAAAGATGGCGGAGGCATCCAATGGGCTTATTTTTACTACGTGGAACCAGGTACGGTCTTACAGCACCGATGGTTTTTCCTCGGGAGCGCGTACGGGGCGTCTTTCGTCCAGTCCTAATTTCCAAAATATACCAAAGGTATTTGACGCGTCCACGTGTCCTTTGTCGGGTATTTCAGTGCTGCCTAACATGCGGTCGTATATTATACCTTTTAAAGGCCATACTTTTGTTGACCGTGACTATTGCCAGCAAGAAGTTCGTATTTTAGCGCACTTTTCTGGTGACAAAAAAATGTTGCAGGCGTATACAGCCAACCCGGGTGTGGACTTCTATACGCATACTCAACAAGAGCTGGCGGTTATGGGTCTGGTTTTTAGTCGTGACGTGGTGAAGAGTACGACGCTAGGGATAATTTACGGGATGGGTGTGGCCACCCTCGCGGTTAAAAATGAAATTCCTATCGCCCGTGCTTCCCAGGTGATTGGTGCGATACTTCGCCTTTACCCTGGCATTGACGCTTTGCGCGAGTCTCTGCGGGTCACGTCGGAGTTAGATAGATTCTTTATCACCTGGGGTGGTCGCAAGTATAAATGCGAGCCTGCTAAGGTTGTAGATGGTCGTATATCTCATTTTCATTATAAGATGATAAACGTTAAAATCCAAGGTTCTGCGGCGGACTGTTTAAAAGAAGCGCTTATACAGTTTTACCGGGTTAAACTTCCTTCATGGCTTGTCGTTTTAACGGGGCACGATCAAATAACTGTGTCTGTGCCTCTTTTGGAGTCTGCCGATGCTATGGGTTGCTTAAAAGAATGTATGGAAGGGGTTGATTTTAAAGTTGATATGTTGACGGAAGGCTCCACCGCTTCCTCCAACTGGGCAGAGCTCCGGAAGGATATTTGCGGTTAAACACTGCCCGGTTTTATTGACGTAGTAAGCGCGTTCTTGCGTGGTTTGTCACCTCGCAGGTATCTCTGGGGGTGCGCCGTCCACCTAGCTTGCGTGGCGGTCTTATTGAGGGTTTATTATGTTTATTCTATTCGTGGTTATCGCTTTAGTTTTTGCTGGTGTGTGTATTTTACGGAATAGGGATGATTAGTGAGTCTTGAAAGCAAGATACAGCGTGACGCAAAAATCCTGGTTGAAAATACGCTTGGCATAAAAAGCAACAAGTTACAAATCGTCGGTTCCAGTGGTTTCAATGACTTAGTGTTTTGGCTTCGCGGTGGGCGTCCCTTTTTGATAGAGGTTAAACGTCCGGGCCAGACTCTTCGTAAACTTCAGCAGCATGTGCATAATGACCTTATTTCTCTGGGTTATTTAGTGGAGACACACAATGACAAATTCGATATTCTTGCCGCCATCATCAAAGAATTGGATACCGAGGGAGTACCAGAAAGAGGCCGTGCAATTCTTGCTAGAGCGGAGGGATGCTGCTCTTTTCCTCGATCCCGGGATGGGTAAAACGTCCATCACGTTGTGCGCCATAAAAAAACTTCTGGATGCCGGGGAAATTAGCAAGGTGCTGCTTATAGCACCTCTTCGAGTGTGTCATTCTG